GGGCGAGCGCTTCACCGCGGGTGCGCGGGACAGGAGCCGACGCGACGCTCACGCCGCTGCCTCGATGCTGTAGAGCTTGCACGCGGAGCCAGGAATCGCCCGCGTCCGCACGGTCAGCCGCGGCGTCATCGCTTCCAGGTGCAACCGCAGGTCAGACACCCGAGTGCGCCAGGAGCTGCCGTACGTGCGGGTGAAGTAGCCCGTGTCGCGCGCTTCTGCCATCAGGTCGCGCCAGATGGCGACGGTCATCCGGCGCAGGCGCGGCAGTTCCGTCCGAGCCGCCCTAGGGTCCCGGACGGCGATCGTGTCGAGGCTCATACCGCCCTCCGGGCCTCGCGCGACGGGTCCGTGGCGAGTCGGCACAGGTCGGCCAGGCCCATGGCCCGCTCCCCCCGCAGCCGCGCCCGCCAGTTCTCCTCGGACCGCGGCCCGGACAGGAGCCCGGCGACGCCGTGGAGCTCGGCCGCCATCGCGGCGACCGCCTCCGCCTCGAGGTCGCCCGCCCGTGGGCACTGGACGTCCGCCCGGAGCGACCGCGCGGCGATGCGGCCGCGAATGTGGCGGGTGACCGCGAGCGGCGCCTCTGTTTCCGGCAGGCCGGGGAGCCGTAGATTTGTGGCCATGGAGATCACGCGGCGGACGGATCGGACGAGGGGCCCGCCAGGGGCTCCGCGGAGGCCTCGGGCAGGAGGTCCTCGGCGCGGAGCGACGGCTCGAACTGCCGCAGGTTCTCGAGCAGCCTGAGGAGGTTGGTCCCCGTCGGGGTGGAGTTGCCGTGGACCCAGTTCAGGACCGTCATGCGCGAGATCCCGAGGGCCTCGGCTACGTCCTTCTGCTGTAGGCGGTTGCGCCGGATCGTCGGCCCGACGCCCTTCTGGTTGTCTTCCATGTCAACCGGAAGATAGGCGCGGTGCACACGTATGTCAAGAGGAAAGTGCGAGGGCGAAGGGAACCGTCCTCCCGTCGGCGTACCTGCGCGCGGAGTGGGGGCGAAGGCGTGCACGGCCGCGGGCCTGGGGGTCCCGGACTGCGCCACGATTTCAAGGCGCACAGCGGCGCGCGACATGCTACGGTCGGGCGTGAGCGTGCCCACGGTGATGCGCGCGACGCTCCCCTTTCCGAAACGGAGGCGGTCATGAAGCGATCGATCATCCTGCTGGCCCTGGCGTTCGGTGCGTGCTCGAGCACGTCCCCGGTGGCGCCCACACTCGACCCGCCACCGGCGCCCGCACCTGGGCCCGTGAACGTGGCGATACTGAAGCCGCCCGCCGCTGAGCCGGAGCATGCGCGGAACTTCGACGCGAGCCTCGTCGGGAACCTGGGCGACGTGGCGATCACCTCCAACGTCTCATGGGATGCCCTGCTCGCCGTCCGCTGGGCGACGGCTGCGAAGGTGGTCGAGGTGCGCTCCGTCTCCGTTCCCGCTCGCGCGACTGTGCTGGCGCGACCGACCGGAAACGGACTCTCGATCTCCTGCAAGCTGTACTCGGTTACGCTCGAGGGTCAGGGCTGGAGCGCCTGGCGTCAAGCCGACTGTGCGATCTGGAGCCGCTAGACGACCTCGATCGCGGTGATGTCTGAGGTCCAGCGCGCCCAGTCATCACGCTTCGAGAGCACGCGGACGAGCACCTGCAAAAGTGCCCCCGTGGTGTCGAGCCCCTTCGCGCGCGTTAGGCGGATCTTCCCGCCGACCGGCACCTGCAGCGCCTTGCCCTTCGTCTTGAAGGTGAAGCGGCGCCGCTTCGTCGAGCACTGCGTTGCGATCTCCTGCAGGCGCGCGGGGTTCGTCGTGGCGTCGGCCGCGTCACGAAGACACGTCTTGAACGTGCGCTGATCCGGCCGCGCGAAGCGTAGCGCGATGCTCGCGTCCGTTACCTCGCCCATCGCTGTTCGCGCATGCGGACTCCAATCGAAGTTCGCGCCAGGCTCCGGATTGTCCGGGCTGTCGTTGTAGGTCAAGCGCACGGTCCCGAACAGATCGTCTGGCGAGTAGGCCGAGGAGAACTCTAGGATGTCCGCGTCCACGAGGTCCGGCGTCCCGGCCGGGACGGACGTGTCGCGCGTCACGCATCGCCAAATCCCGCCGCTGAGGATCAAGTCCATGTTGCCGCTCGTCTCCAGTTCGGCGAAGACGTCGGCAACGGTGCGTGATTCTCCGATGTAGAGCGAGCACGGTCGCGTCGCCACGGCGCGCGCCGCGACGAAGGACGCCGTGTCGATCGACGACGCTGGCACGCCTAGGATGACGCGCAGCAGGAATAGCGCGATGTCGGGAGCCTTCTCGATCGGCAGGCCGGACGAGCCCGTATAGGTCCCGTCGTCCTTGAAGCCTGTCGCCGAAATGCGGATTGTCTGACTCTGGGCCGGAGACGTGAAGACGTTGTCGGCGTCGTAACTGAGCGCTCCCGTCTTATCGGTTGCGGCTTCGAACCCGAGAACGTCCCAGAGACTCGTCTGGACGTCCGCGCCTGTCGCGCATCGGAGGTTCAGTGTTCCGGCGTTCTTCGCGATCCTGACCTTCTGGGCCGTGTCGGTGAAGGTGACGGTGATATCTCCGGCACCGCTGACCGCCCGCATCCCCGTTCCGAGCGTGGCGAGCAATCCGACGTCGTTCGCACCGCGATGATCATACATCGTGTAGGTGCCGACCGGCAGTGTCACCGTAAATGAACCGCCACCAATGTCGAAGACCAGCTTGTTGTTGTCGCTGGTGATGATGACCGGACGCTGGTCACGCAGCATCGTGAATCGACCCGTGGTCAGGACCTGGGTGATTCCGTTGCTCTGGGGGGCGATGCCCGGGACGCGATTTCTCAGAGTCGCGTTTCGGGCTTGCGCCGCCGTCTCGTCTGCGTACCAGTCGAAGTTGTCAAAAAGGTAGATCCCGGTGGGCCAGTCGTCGCAGTCGACGAGTTCGTATATCCCCTGTGGAACGGGGGCTCCAGAATACGGCGTATTGACGTCATATTGCACCGGCCGCATGCCCTCTTTCGAGCCAAAGAGCAGCGGCCTTACCCTCCCGCGGTCCGGCTGATTGTACGCGTCCGTTCCTCCATTGTTGTTGTATGTCCGCGTCGGCAGGGTCTGTGAGAGAAGCTTGCGGTCGTCCTGCAGGTCGAACGCCACGCCCGAGTCCGTCACCGTCGGCGCACCGAGTTTGCCTGAGGCGATAACGGGGCAGTCCTCCAGGAACGTCTCGTTCCCGCCGAGCTGGAACTTCCCCCCGACGCGGACGATGCAGTCGGCCCCGAGCCAGTCGTAGGCCGCGAGCAGTGGCTCGAAGCGGCCGTTGCCGTTCAGGATCGAGAGCGACCCGAGCGCCGAGGACATCGCGCCCCAGAAGGAGTCAGCGCGCGCGGCCTCGATCGTCGGCAGGCTTCCGGCGGCGAGCAGCGGCTCATAGTAGGCGAAGCGCGAGATCGGCTGGAGCTTGAGGTCGTCGAAATCCACCGTGCCGCTTTGCGTTCCCGACACGACGACTGCCTGAGCGCGCACCTTGACGCCCGTGGGACACACGAAGTCGAAGGCGAAGCGCTTCCAAATGCCGGAGCCATCGACATCGGTCAGGAACGGCGAGCCTGGAGTGACGACGGTGCGACCGTCCGAACTCACCTCGTTCCCGTCGAAGTCGTTGAGGATCTGGAGCTCCACGCGCAGAAGGTTCGTCGCGCTCGTGATGCGGTAGGCCCCCGAATAGCGGTACATGAGACCCTTGTTGACCGCCGTCGAGAACTGCTGCTCGATCCTGGCATTCACTGCGGCGGCCGACGAGGCGAACGTCACGCGGGCAGCGAAGCCGCCCTCGAGCGGATCGCTCGCCGTCTTGTCGATCGTGACGCTGCCCGCGCTCTCCGTCTTCGTCCAGCCGTCCGGCGTCGTTCCCGTCCACGCTTCGAGTGAGCCGTTCGTCAGCCGGTCCACCATGAAGAGCGGCTGGTGGACGCCGTGAGAGCCGATGTGAACGCCGAGCAGCGCGACGACGGTCGTTCCGCTGGGGTTTGCGTCTGCGGTCAAATGTATCGAGAGCGTCGTCCCGTCGTAGTAGAACGATCCGGCGACGACCGCGCTTGAGCGCTCCGTCCGAAGGAGCGTCTCGCTGAGCGTCTGAACGCTCACGATGTCGAGGGCGACGCCGTCGAAGGTCTCCGTGATCGCCTTCGTATAAACGCCGCCTGCGGCCGCCGTCCACGAGGCGAAGACTTTCTTCGGCCGCATCTCGACCCACAGGTGCCGCTGGCCGGCGGTTTCGCTCAGGAGGTCGCGGAAGGGGCGCAGGTTCGAGCGGACGCCCGGCGAGCCGTGCCCGACGTCAGAGGCGATCGCGTCCGACGCCGGGGACGGCATCTAGCCCATCGCCTGGAGCATGGCCGGCGCAGGGACGGTGTAGTAAGTCCCCACCGTATGGTCCTCGCCAGCGCCCTGGTCGAGGTAGACATACTCGGTGGCCGTCGGCGTGCCCACCGGATCGAAGGCGAAGAAGAAGTTCCGCCCGCGCGGCACGAGGGCGAAAGCCGCGGCCATCGTGGCCCGGTCCGCCTCGGGGATCTCGATCCACTGGAGCGCCCACGCGGCCTGCCGCGGGCGCTCGTCCTGGAAGTGCGCGCCGCTGATCCCGACGCTCACCTCGCTGAGCTCGTTCCATCGCTTCGCGAAGCCGGCAGCGTAGGTCACGGTCGGCTGCACGTAGGGGCCGGCGTACCAGATGCCGACCTCGCTGTAGCCGAGCGGGTTCTGGACGTCCTCGATCAGCAGCCGCCACCAGCGGAAGGTCTGCAAGGAGCCGAGGAAGGCGACGCGGATCGTCGCGTCGCCCGCGAGCGCCTGCGTCAGCGAGGGAGCCGTCCAGGCGTCGCTCGCGTTCCCCTGGAGCGTGTACGTCCCGCCCGCGCCGCTGTTGTGGTTGATCACGATGCCGGCCTGCACGCCGAGCGCGGAGCCGAAGTCCGCCTTGAGCCACTGCCGCGACTGGTAGGCGACGTTCGGAGCGGTGTAGCTCGATGAGCCCGTCTGATCGGCCGCCGTGCTGAAGCCGAAGTCCTTCCCGCAGTTCGTCGTGGCGTTCGCGCCGCTCGACCAAAGCAGCGAGAGCGTGCCGGTGCGGCTGATCGTGAACTTGAACGTGGCTCCGGAGTAGGAGACGACGCACGTCGTAGAAACCGCGTTCATCGCCGTTTGCAGGGCCGCCGCCATGAGCGCGCCGGTCGCGTAGGTTCCCGCGGCGATCGTAGCGGCCCGCGTCGTCCCGTCCGAGAAGTCGAGCTTGTCGTTCACGCCCGCGACGACGGTCCAGCCAACCGCCGAGCGCCAGGTCTTCGAGCGAAGCTGGTCGCGGAGCCGCGTCACGGGCGACGCGGCGAGGGCGGACGAGGCCGTGAGCACCGACGCGACGGCTTGGACGAGGTTCGTCACGCACAGTCGAGTGACGCCGGCCATCAGCGGTTCCTCACGGCGGACGGCGGGATCGCGAAGAGCCCGGCCTGCGCACGCCTCACGACCGCATCCCCCACTTCCTTTCCGTCGAGCATCACGTGGACGTGAACCGTCCCGCCGCCCGCTGCAGCCGCCGCCGCTCTCCCCACCTGCTCGAAGAGGGCCCGGACCGGGGCGACGACCTCGCCGGAATGGGCGACGACCATCTGCGCGCCGCCAGGGCGCGTCAGCATCCCCCGGTCGGCACGGGGGACGAACGGCAGGACGTTGTGCCCTACGATGCCGCCCCGGGCCATGGATGACACGTCCTCGTCGCCCGGTCCGTGCGGACCGCCACCGTGCGGCACGGCCTCGCGCATCCGCTGGCCCTGCGTCGCGGCGGCGTCACCCGCACGCTGGAAGGCGTCCGGCACGTCACCGCCGAGCGCCTTGACCAGCGCGTAGATCGCCTCCGTCATGCTCTTGAACGCCTCGGTCGTCGTCTGCCCGTACTTCAGCGCCTGATACTCGGCCTCGGTGTAGGCCGTGCCGTCCTCGTGGAGCAGCTTCCCCTGCTCGTACATGGCGTCGATCGTCGGCTTCATCGCCTGCGGGATGTCGACGCCGGCCTTGATCGCAGTGTTCACGTAGTCGTCGAGCGCCGGACCCATCTTCTCGATGATGACCGCCTGGTCGACGCCGGCCGCGTTCAGCAGCTCGTAGTCCTTGAGCAGACCTCCGGCCATCTCGTCGAGGTGCTGCTGAGCGAACTTCGGGCCGAGCTGGTCGACGGTGATGCCGTACTTCTTCATCGCGTCGTCGAGACCCTTGTTCGCGTCCTCCCACAAGCCGAGGGTCTTCGTGATCTCGGCCATCGCGGCGTTGTAGTCCTTGACCGTCTTCGCGTTGAACAGCTTCTTGAGGAGGTCCTCGTTCGTAGCCTTGGCGATGTCCTTCTGGAGCGCGAGCCAGCCGCCGTGCGCCTCGATGAACTTGTCGCGCAGGTCGTTGACCTCCATCTCCTCCTTGTGGAGCCCGCCGAGAAGCCCAGCGATGCCGCCGCCTATGGCGCCCACCAAGGCGCCGATCGGGCCGAACATGGACCCGGCACCTGCCCCAGCCATCGCGCCACCGAGCGGGCCCGACTTCCAAGCGGTCGCGAGCGCATTCATGGCGACGGTTGCCTGCTGGAGTCCAGTCGTCGCCTTCTGCGCCTGGTCCGCGAACTGCATGAAGAGCCCGACGCCGGTCCCGATCTCGGCGATCGCCGCGCCGAAGACTCCGCCGATGACCTGTCCGAGATTCGCCATCGCGGCCGCCGCGGACATGATGTCCTCGCGGCGTTTCTGGAGGTTCTCTTCCTCCGCCCGCGCTGCATCCTCCTCATCCTTGCGCCGCTGCTTGTAGTATTCCTCCGTCGCGATTGCGACTTCGTGAATGTGCTTCTCCTGCGCCCGCCGCTGCTTCTCCTCGTCGGCCATTACCTGTCGCGTATGACGCTCTTCGGCGGCGTCGAGGCTGGCCCAATGCTTCAACTCCTTTTCTTCGGCCGCCATTGAGGCTTTCAACTGACGATCCGCGGCTGCGTCGAGCTGTTTCTGATACTTTTCGAGCGCCTTCTCAGCCTTTTCTGCGGCCTTCGCCTGCGCCTCAATCTCCTTGTTCCCCTTCTCGACGGCGATAGCGAGCTGCCGCGCTTGTTCGGCGAACTCCTTCGCGCGCTCACCGGCCACCTTTGCCATCGCGGCGTTCCATTCGGTCGTCTTCGCGAGCTTCTCCTGCTCCGCGATCAGCGGGCGTGGATCAAAAGCGAGTGCAGCCTTCAGCGCGAACGGGATTTGATCGATGCCGCGTTTGATCAGGTCGAACCAGCCCGCGAGCGGGAGGTTCGTCGCGATCGCGGCGAGGATCGACTGCTTCAGCGCGTCCCACGCCTCCTTCGCGCTGTTAAGCGCGATCTGGGCGTCGGCCAGCGTTTTCACCTGTTCCGCAGAGAGCGCTTTCTGGAAGCGGTCGGCTCCGGAGGCGACCTGGTCGAGCACCGGGATCAGCTCCGCGCCCGTCTTCCCGAACGCGGCCATCGCCGCAGCCGTGCGCTCGGACGGATCCTTGATCCCCATGATCGACGTAGCGATCGCGCGGAACTGGTCCTCGGGGTTGAGCCCCTTCAGGCTCTCGACCTCGATACCGAACTTCGCGAGCGCCTTCCCGCCCGTCTCGATGTTCTTCTCGAGGCGCTCCACGGCCGAGCGCATGCGGTCGAACCCGAACCCGAGTTCGTCGCCGACGCGATTGAGCTTCTGCCAGCTCTCGACGTTCCAGCCGGTTTGGAGGTTCGCGTTCTGGAGCTGGAGCGAGTACCCCATGAGGTGCTCGATCATCCCGGCGAGCGCCGCGCCGGCGGCGACCGCCGATGCGGCCGCAGACGCAACGCCTCCGGCGAAGAGCACCGACGCCTCGAACGCCGACGTCGACGCCTGGCCGGCCGCTGCCGTCTGCTCCTTGAGCTGCTGGACGGCGGCGTCGGCGCGCTGGATCTCCTCCGCGCCCTCGTAGCGGCCCTTGACGACGAGGTCAGTCTGCGGCATCGGTCTTACCTGGTTTCTCGCGCTTCACGTGCGGCCACTCGTAGCGCAAGAGCTTCACGGCGTCGAGGAGCCATGCCGGCTGACGCAGGAGCCCTCCCGGGCGCGGCCAGCGCGGAGCGCCGATCGGCTGTCCGCTCATGCCGTCCCATCGCACCGACCAGATCCACCATTCGAGGAGTTCCTCCACCCACGGCTCGGCCGCGGCCAGGACGCGAGACGGACATTCGGTCAGCTCTAGACTGCTACCCTCTCCACCACGGAAGACGACGCGGTGTCGGTCGACTCCGTCGCAGTTGAAGGCGCCAGACCACCCGCGCTTTCGGTGGTCGTCGCAGGAGAGCCGCCAGGGGTTGTCGGGGGCTCCACAGCCGACGTGGAGGGCGGCGAGGAGGCTTTTCCCTCCGACTCGGTGAGGATGCCGAGCATCGAGATCCGCCCGACGCACGACACGGCCGCCGCCGGGCTGAAGATCGTGAAGAGCTGCGCGCCCGTCGTGATCGGCTGCCCGTCCTCGTCCTCGAGCGGATCTTCGGGATGCGGGCGAACGGCCTTCGAGAAGAGGTCGCGCACCTCGTCGGCATGGTCGTCGAGGATCTTCACGGGGTCGTATGCGGCGACGATTGCCGCCGCCTCCGCGTCCTGAGGGTTCTCCTTCAGCCGGTTGTAGGCGACCACGAAGGCTCCGACGCCCTTCCGGTGCTCCCGCAGCGCCGCATGGCCCTCGCCCACGTTCGGCACCTTGACCTGCACGCGGATTGTGTCGCCGAGGAAGCGCACCTCGTGGTCGCGCCAGCGCCGGAGCTTCTTCGTCAGGCTCATGCCGCCCATCAGATGAACGCCAGGCGCACTTCGTCGTCGCCCGCGACGCCGTAGGCCCGGCCCCCGCTGATGTCGAGCCCGAACTCGCCGTCACGTGCGGTGAGCTTCGGATCCGCGACCCAGTTCGGACAGCGCCACGCGACCATGTAGCCGGGGAGGTTGCCGATCTGGACGAGCACGTCCTGCGCCGTGAAGGACTGGAGCGCCGCGTAGATGGCCGACGTGTCCTCGGTGCCCGTCGTGAGCAGCATGCCGAGGCTCATCTCGACCTTGTACCGGGCGTTGTTCGCGGTGCGCTTGGGCCCGGTCGGCTGCGTCGAGCGCGACTCGTTCTCGCGCAGGTCGAGCCCATTGTTGACCTTCAGCCCGATGACGCCGGCCGAGAAGAGCTTCGTCGGCGAGACGCCGGCGCCGAACCAGACCTGGGAGACCTGCGGCGTCAGCGGGAGCCCTACCGTCGTCGGGGTCGGACGGGTATCGGCGAGCGTCGTCTCGGCCATGCCCGCGCCCGAGAAGGACAGATCGAAGGTCGGCGTCTTCTTCGCGCTGTCGGCCTTCATGTCCATGTCCGTGAGGATCACGCCGGGCACCTTGTACTTGAGCGTCGAGCCGCCCAGGAACCGCTTCAGGTGGAGCGAGATCGCCGCGGTGTTCAGCAGCGTGTACGTCGTCCCCGCCTTCACCGTGCGCCCGGTCGTCGGGTTCGTCGTGAAGGCGCGGTCGAGCGTGATGGTGTCGGTCACGTGGGAGACGATCTGCCGTACCTCGTAGGCGTTCCCCGTGCCGTCGGTGTCGCACGCGAGCATGTCGCCGTCCTGGAAGCCAGCCGCGGCGAAGCCGCCGCCCGTCAGCACGAGCGACGTGCCCGACGAGCCCGCGCCCGTCGTCGTGTGCGCCGTGGCCTTGTGGGACGTCCCGAAGATCGCGCGGAAGAGCGCGTTCATGTCGGGGTTCGTCGGCGTGCCCGTGACGCCGGCCGGGATGACGTCGCCCTTGATGCTGATCTTCGTGGACTCGCGGCCCTTCTGCGTCGAGAGCACAGACGCCTGGCCGAAGTCGCGGTCCATGTCGCGGTCGTAGCGCGCGATCACGCGCTCGACGGCGCCGACGTCGCTCTGGTGCTTGAAGAAGTTCGTCGCGCCCACGGCGCCCGGATCGGTGCCGTAGGTCGTCTCCTCCTGCACCGCCATCTCGTGTTCGCGTTCGAGGGTTCGGTTGATCGGCATCGTCTACTCCTTGGCCTCGTCCGCGGTCGCGGGCGGGATGGTCCTGCGGCTCTTGACGGCCGTGCTCGGCACGAGCTGCTCGTCGGCCTCGATCCGGAACCGCGGATCGGCCGCGAACTCGTCGGCCACGGCCTGGGGAACGACGCAGGCATGGTCGATCGTCGCGAAGCCGAAGTTGTCGAGCCGCACCTCGCCGATGTCCTCCCGAGTGAAGATCCTGGGCATTGTCACTTCTCCTTTTCGGCCGCCGCGCGCACCGCGACCTTCATCCGGTGCTGTTCTTCGAGGCTCGGCGGCTCCGGCGGGCGTTCCAGCGCTTCCACGCGCCGTTCCAGCTCCGACAAGCGCTCCTCGATCGTCATCGCCCGCCCTTCGGGTTCGAGTAGCGGACGACGATGCGCAACTCGACGACGACCCAGCCCTGCACAAACCAGTCGAAGTCCGTCGTACATGAGTCGCTCATCGCGTCGATCACGACGTCGGGCCGCCCGAGGCGCACGTCGCTCCAGATCCTCTGGAGGATGTCCGCCTCCATGTCGACCGCGATCTGCTCGCCCATCGGGTCGGCCTGGTCTTCGGTGAAGCGATGGCAGGCGAGGATGCGGTATTCCTGCCGGCGGTCGAGGGCAAAGCCGTCCTGCGGGATCGTGACCTTCGTCATCGGCCGGATCAGGTAGATCGTCCCGAGGCTCGCGTCGAGGTCGGTCTCCATCCAGAAGCGAACGCGCTTCACGAGGTCGGGCGTGTAGACGTAGTCGCCCACGCCGCCCTGGATGCTGGCGAGCCGCGTCTGGAGCGCGATGGCGACGACCTCGTGGGAGCTGCTAGCCATTGCGCCTCACCATCTCGGTGATCGCGGCGTCCACGTCGGCCTGAAGCTGCGCCATCCCCTGGTCGAGCGACGACTTCCCGAAGCCGTGCGGGCGCAGTTGCATGCCGGGATGCCGCATCCGCTTGCCCTTGCGGCCGAAGCCGTTGCGGATCGTGTGCTCCTTGATCTTCCCGCCGTCCTCGAGAAGCGCCGGGATGCCCCGAAGCACTAGGCTCGTCTCGCCCTCGGTCGTCCCGAGCACGAGGCGTCCCTGCTTCACGAGGCCTTGCTTCTCGAGGCCGGACTGATCGCGACCCCAGATCGCGGAGCCGATGCCGCTGTCCCGCGCGACGCGCTGGATCGTCTTCGGGACGGGCCCCCGCCAGATCGCCCGGCGAGCCGTTCGCATCATCGTCGGGATGACCTTCGCCGAAACCGCGGATAGCGACGCGCGCACGGCCTCGGCGTTCTCCAGGCTGATGGTGAGTTCGATCACGCGAGCCGCCCCGTGGTCGAGAGGCCCTCAACGCGCATCGAGATGCTGAGCCCGTCGCTCATGCGTCCCGCTCCCCGGACTGCCACCAGATGGGCCGGCGCTCCGTGGTCAGCACGTCCTGCATGTCGTCGGTCAGCTTCGCGGCTGTGAAGCGGGTGTAGTTGCCCAGCGCGTCGCTCCCGCCGCTCGTGCCCCACCGGCCCTTCGCCATCTCGTCCCAGCACAGCGCGGCGTACCGCAGCGCCACGGCCTTGACGCGGCCGGGCACGTCGGCAGAGGTGGCGTAGCCGCCCTTGTAGACGACCCTGATGGAGCGCGTCGAGACGCTCCACAGCCCCGAGAGCCAGAGCGGCCCGGCGCCGGGACCGATGTAGGCCGGGCCAGCCAGCGGAGCGCCAATCCGCCGCAGAATCCCCCGCGGCTTGATCGTCAGGAAGTCCGTGCCGACAGTGAGCAGCGACCCAGCCGGGTACGTAGGCGGCCAGTTCGTGTCCTCGTTGACCGACGTGACCGAGATGATCGGCCACTCCATCGTGCGCAGTTCGTTGGTGTAGACCGGGCGCCCGTCCGACTGCATCGTATGGTACTCGGTGTAGTCGTCCGCCGGCGCGATGAACTCGCGGTCGCAGAAGTCGGAGATTTCGTCCGAGACGCGGTTGACGATCCCTTCGAGCGCGGCGTCTCTGTTGTCGCCGCCCACGCCGAGGTAGTCCTTCAGTTCTGCCAGGTCGAGAAGCGCATTCGCGGCGAGAGCCATCTAGCGCCTTGCCTTCCGCGTGACCGCTGTTTCGGGAGCCGACCGGACAGCCATCTCGGGACGATCCGCGCGCTCGACCAGTCCGATCCGCACCCACTGCTCGACCACATCCAGGGAGACGTCGAGTGTCTGCCCCCGATCAGCGGAGCCGTGCGGCGAGACGAACGAGACGAGCGCGCGGACGAGCACCGCGTTTTGCCTTACGCGGTGCGGAGGTACTTGACCGAGGTCGTGTCGATCAGGTTCGAGTCCACGCGCTGCATCCCCTTGAACGCCACCTGGTCGGAGAGGAAGTACAGGTCGTCGGTCCGCCCGATCACGACGCCGCCGGCGAGGCGCACGATGAACTTCGAGAAGTCGCCGAACAGGATGAGCCGCTTGTTCGTGGAGAACGCCGAGTCCTGGTCGTTGTTGATGACGACCGGGACGCCGATGAGCCGGTCCGGCTGGCCGACCTGCGTGGACATCTCCCACAGGTAGCGGTTCTGCGAGTCCTTCAGCTTGCGGACGTAGGCCGCGACCGCGTCGTTCATCATGAACGCGGTGGACGGCCCCTGCCGGTACGCGATGTCCAGCGAGTGGTAGAGGTCGATGACCTCGTCGAAGATGATCGCGTTCGTGGCCGCCGCCGTCTTGCCGAGCGACGCCTTGATCTGCACGCCGGCCGGCTGCGAGGAGCCCGAGCCCGTGGTGAAGTACGTGTTCTTGATGCGGCCGAGGCGCGTCCCGAGCGCGGCGCCCAGGTACGCGGGGAGGTTGATGCTCGAGTCCTGCAGCAGCTCGACGGAGAGCAGCACAGCCTTCGAGGACATCTTGTAGCTGGAGAGGTTCACGACGCCGAAGGACGGGTCCGCCGTGGTCGTCGCGCCGGTCGTCTCCGTCAGCAGCTCGCCCGTGTTGCTGGTGTCGTCCACGGTCGGCCAGGGCAGCGTGGCGCCGGTGTCGGTGTTCACGACGGTCGCGAGGTTCTGCACGCGGCCGTACCACTTCTCGATCTCCATGAACGCGCGCATCATCTCGTTCGGGATCGAGTTCCCGCCCGCGGTCGTGGTGCCCACGCTCAGGGCGCGGAGGTCGAACGTCTTGCTGGCCGGGTTCAGCCGGTGGGCCTCGCACGAGGCCCGCATCTCGTCGGTGATCGCCTCGGGGCGGTCCGGGTGCAGCAGCCACGCCCGGAGGGCGAGGTCCGCGCTCGGGCGGCCGTCGCCGATCAGGATGGACTCGCTCTTGCGCCCGGCCGAGGTCGCCAGCGTCGCCTCTTCGGCCGCGGCGCGCTCCTCGCGGTCGATGTCGCCCTTGAGGACGTCCACGTCCGCGTAGATCGCGTCGACCTTCTGCCGCTCCTCAGCGGTCAGCTCGCGCTTCCCGTCCGCCGCGGCCTTGAGCACGCCCTTGGCGTCCTCGTGCAGCTTCGCCCGCTTCTCGCGGAGTTCCTTGACTCGGTACATCTCGTCCTCCTCTGGAAAGTGCGCCAGCGGAGGCCCGAGAATGCGAAACGGGCGCGACCACTGGCAGAAACCTTGCGGTAACTGCCGTGATCCGCGCCCGCGTCGAGCTACGGTCACGCTCGGCCCCAGCCATCGCCCGCGTCGGGTGGATGGCCGGTTGCTCTACGTCACGCCTCTATCCTATCAGACTCGTCAAGCCCTCGCGGGTTTCACCGCCTGGAGAACGAACACGAACGACTCCCCGTCGTCCTGCTGGTGGATCGGCTTGAAGTCGGCCCGGTAGCAGAACCGGAAGTCGCTCATCGCCGTCTTGCCCACCTGCCGCATGTACTCTGTCTGCGCGAGGAACACCAGCGAGCCCGAGTTGAGCACTCGCCTGTGTGATGGGTCGCCCCACGCCCACATGGAGCGCCAGGACGGGCACGTCGCCGCGAGGAAGCCGCCCGGCTTCAGGATGCGCCACAACTCGGAGAACTGCGCGAAAAAGGACCGCCAGTCCCCTTGCGCGCCGAGATGCTCGAGCACCTCATAGGCGTGGATCTCGTCGAACGAGTCGTCTGCGAACGGGTACGGCATCACCTCGAGATCGTGGACCACGTCGGGGTGATGGTCGGCGTTGTGGTCGAGCGTCGTGAGCTTCGACCACTTCCGCCGGCCTTCGACGATAATCCGCCGATCCCAGTTGGTGCCGCACCCGATCAGCAGTTCCGCCACTACAGGGGCTCCTCCTTGCCCTTCTCGGTGCCCGTCTTCTGGATCTCGAGGATGTCGCCTTCCTCCGTGGCGTACAGCGGATGCTTCCACGGCTCGTTCGG